ACATATCTATTGTTGCTTGTGGATCTGGAAAAAATTTTTTCACAAGATCATAAATTTTATTATTATATTTTATTTTCATACCATTATCATTTTCATATTTTATTATAGCTCCTTTATTCTTAAAATATGTCATAGCTTTTTCATATTCTTTTTCATTTGGAAAAAATATATCATAATCAGTTTTTATGGGAACTCCCATAAAATAATCACGCAAAGCACCACCGGCAATCCAACATTTAATTTCTATCTTTTTTAATTCATCAAGAATTATCTCATTATACCTTTTAACTGCATTTTCAAATTGTATCATTTTTTACCTTCCTAAATAAAAATATTTTAAAATTATTATTATATACCTTATTTAATTATTTATAAATCAATTAATATTATTTGTTTCATGTCCGTATATCCATTCTTCTATTTGCTCAATTCTTTGCTCAAGGCTTTTGCCACGTCTGATCTTCCACATATACTCCCTGCGCTTTCGTTCGTGACATTCTCTACAGGTGTAATCACGATCAATAGCCTTGAATTTTTTGCCGCATATTTCACAATTTTCCCAACGTAAATAGGCCATTATCTCCCTCCTGTTGCTGATATACTTTTGTTAGGTGCAAATAACCGCTAAAACATATTTTGCTCGATATCCTGCCTCGCTTGCTCAATACGCTTCTTTGCTATTTCAAAATACTTGTCATCCATTTCGATACCGATAAAACCCCTATTCAAGTTTTTACAAGCTAACCCTGTAGTGCCACTTCCCATTGTAAAGTCCAGAACTGTCTCGCCCTCGTTGGTGTAGGTCTTGATGAGGTACTCCATCAGGGCGACGGGCTTTTGGGTGGGGTGTAGCTTACTCTTTTGGGTATCACTTGCAAAAGTCTGCAGACTTCTTGGGTATCTATCAGTATTACCACCACCGCTAACAACACCTGTTTTTCCGTATACTTCACCATCAGCAGTACCGTCTTTAACACTTTTAGTGTAACTATTCACAGGTTTGTGACCTGTTGTCTTTTGCGGATTATAGGTTGGAAGTTTTTTGTAAAACACAAGAATATTTTCGTGTGCTTTCATAGGCATCTTTTTTGCATTAAGGTGTCCCGTTGCTTTTGTTTTCTCCCAAATCCAATCATATTTGAACATCTTGACGTTGCTCATTCTCAAAGCACTACTGAACGGCTCACTACCAAATAAAACAATAGCCCCGTTTGGTTTAATAATTCTATTCAACTGTTCCCACATTGGCCCAAACGGTATAACTGAATCCCATCGGCACTTCGTCGTCCCGTACGGCGGATCTGTGATAATTGCATCCACGCTTCCATCTGGAATATCCTTCATAATTTCAAGGCAATCGCCACAATGTAATTCAATCTTTGGCATATTATTACTCCTTTATCCGCTTCTCTGCAATTTCACAGTATTCTTCTGATATTTCACTCCCTATCCAATTACGCTTATTTAGAATGCTCATTTTAGCAGTAGTCCCACTTCCCATAAATGGGTCATAAACTAAATCTCCTTCATTGCTCCAGCTTAATATGTGGTCTTGTGCAAGTTGTTCAGGGAATATTGCAGGGTGCTTACTTGCTATCTTGTCATTTGCTCCACCACCTGCAAAGTATTTCCATACATTGCGTTTTAACCTTGTTTCGTTTTGCGTAGAGTAACCAAAGTCAACACTATTATCTTTGTTTCTACCAAATGCTTTGCTTTTTCGGTTGTCTGTATATTCTCTCGGCTCTCTTAATCCGTTAAATGTATTTGGTTTTCCTTTACTCCAAACAAACATATATTCAAAGTTTTGCTCATATCTGTTATGCGTTAATGGTGGAGTGCTTTTTTGATAAATCATAGTGTCGTGCATATTAAACCCACACTTCATAGCAAATAATGCTTGCTTAAAACTCGTTCCTGTTTCACTTCCTTTTTGCGTAGAATCACCAACAACCCAAACCACAACACCACCTTTCTTTGTCACACGATAAAGCTCTTTTATTATCGCTTTCCAGATTGATTCATTCCATACAAGCGAACCGTTGTATGTTCTTAGATTATCATAAGGTGGACTTGTTACTGTTAAATCAATAAATCCATCTGGCATCCTTGCCATAGTATCAAGACAATTCTCATTGTAGATTTTATTTAATTCCATCTTTCATCTCCTTAACTAATTTATCGTTTGCATCCACAATCACTTGCTTCTGTGCTTTTATGGATTTTCATTTATTCGCTTCTCTGCTATTTCAAAATAGTTTGATAACATTTCAATCCCTACGAAATTTCTATGGGTATTTTTACAAACGACACCAACCGTTCCTGTTCCCATAAATGGGTCAAGTATGGTCGCTCCTACAGGAGAGAAGTTTTTGATAGCTAATTCAACTAATTCACTGGGAAATGTCGCCCCGTGAGATTTATCAACTTTTGCACCTCTTTTGATTTGCCATAAGTTTTGCAAAGTCCCACGCTCAAATTGAGCTGTATCAAATTTTCTTGATTCTGGGTTGGTATTTTGGAATACCAATATCACTTCAAACCTACTATTTAACACTTTTTCACCAATAGCGGGCTGTGCATTGATCTTATCCCATACGATAAATTCCTTAATTTTATCGTGGTAGTATCCGATTAGTTTATACAAGGCACTTTTATTTCCAGTGAGGAATTGGACATTAAAAAATATCAAATTAGAAACTCTTAACAGTTCTGAAATCACGGCAACATTAAAATTGTAATAATCTTCCATTGGCAAGTTATCATCAAAACCTTCATATTTTGTTGATAATTCTTTTACTATTTGCCTGGAACAATGTTTCCCATTTCTAATACGAAGGTTCATATTGTAAGGGGGCGATGTAAAGACCATATCTATACTCCCATCAGGAATATCTTTCATCTTCTCCAAACAATCGCCTTGTATCAGCTCAATCTTTGACATCTTTCAACTCCTTAACTAATTTCTCGTTTGCATCCACAATCTTCTGCATATCCTCAATGGATATTTCTTTTTCCAAAGGCTCGAAGAAATAAACCTTCTCGTCCTCTGTCTGGAAATACTCTTTGGTCACTTTGATTACTTTCATTTTTCATCTCCTATAGTATACTACATTTCGGGCTAAAAGCAAGTGATTTTAACCGATTTCTTTTGATTTTGTTGGATTTTCATAAGCAGTTAGAACCTACTTCATTTCTTTGCTAAGAACTTTCTTTATCTTAGCCCAATAAGGTAAGGTGCAATCTTGTGTATGACCATCAGGGCCTCCATTGTGCATCCTGCATTTCTCTTCAGGTGTTTTCGCTCCGTAGCGTTCCCAATAAGTCTTCATAATAAGTTTACAGATAAGAGGGTTCTTTACATTCTTATCGTAATCATAATCAAATCCACCAAACTCACACGCATCTTGCCAATATGCTTTACCTATCTGATAACGACCTTTAGATGCGCCTCCATCTCCCACAGCCTTATCATCATGATTACTCTCTACCTCAGATATGGCGTAGAACAATAAATTCTCTGTAATTAAACTCTTCATAACAGTTTCATGTTCCTTTATAATTTCTATAGTAGGGGCTTTAACAGGTATGGGTTCTTTGTTTATTAAAAGTTTCTCAACATATTGTGTATTCGAGTATTCAGTAGCTATCAATCCATACAAAAACCCTGCAATAAAAAACACGATAACAATAAAAATATTACCCTTTCCTCTCATTAGTATCTCCTTTAATCCTTACCCACTTCTTTTCCCATATCCATATATTCTTACTGAAATTATCACTAGGCCTTGGTGTAAGAAAACAAGTTACCCAACCAAGGCAATAATCATTTTTTGTTTTCCAAACTGAATCATTAAAATCATAAGACGGTTTGGTTGAATGAAGAACAAAACCATCTGCATCATAAGTCAAATACTTCCAATTACTCTTAGCCTTAAAAATCATATAAATCTCCTTACATCAATATGAGGGGTTAATTCCTACTTCAAACATTCTTTTATTAAATGTTTCCAAGTCCTGCTTAATCTTAATCTGTTGCTCTTCCTCTGTCAATACTCTACTTCCTCCCTCGCACTTATAATGCCAAGCTAAAGCTTCAGTATTAATAAGAAGTGTTCCTATTGTATTAAGCCTCAAAGTAAAATCAGTCTCATGCCTCATAAGGTTATACATATTAGGATAACCACCTATCATCTTTGCACTTTCTGTTTTGTAAAGAAAAGAACTATAAAGATGATGGGTCTTGATTAATTGATTCTCTCCTATCCAATGAAAAAACTGGATATGCCTTGGGTTGTTATCAGGTATAGCAATACCATCTGGTGTCATAAAACAAGAAGCTGTTGAGCCTAATGTAGGATACATTCCCCCTACAGCTTTTACGTCTTTATCGTCTTCCATGCACTTTACAAGTTTACTCATGAATGAAGGCCTTGGCATTAAGTCATCATCAGCTTTCATTATCACCTCATAAGAATCTTTAAGTTGATTGAAAGCAGTGTTAGTACCCTCAGCATCAGTAAGTTTATCTGAAGTAGATTTAATAACTTCTACACCTTCCAAATTACCTACTTCACTATTAAGGAATTCGGTTATATCGGACTCAGTATTATTATCCACCAACAGAATCTGGCTAGGTTTAAGTGATTGATTTAGATAAGCTTCAACAGTAGCTTTAACAATATGAGTACGACCTCTTGTTGCTATGCTAATTGCGTAATCCATTACACTTCTCCTTTATCTATCATCATATTAATTTCATCAACTACTGTCGTAACAGGTGGAAACCAGCCATACTCACTTATAAAACTCATATCAGCATTAAAGTTATTAAGTATCTCATAACGATCTCTTAAACTTTCTTTGCCCCATACAAGATGATTACATCCACATCTTGAGGCTATATGTAATGTTCCACTACTACCACCTACAGCCAATCCTGCTGTAGAAAAGATGTCTATACAATCATCTATCGACGTTTTGTTAGTTCTATCTTCAATATTTTTCGGTAAATCTTTACATATATCCTTCCATTCTGTTTCATTATTAATCTTGCCTACAATGACACAGTTTCTATCCATATCACCACAAGCTTCAAATATTTCCTTCCATCTATGGAAAGGATAGTTACGGTAAGAGGAAAGTTCCCTGTCTCTTATACAGAACACTATATCACCTTTATCATATTCAGTATTAGTAAAAGGTTCATCCCTTTTCAGTGTGTTTGATTTAATGTCTCTATTACCTAACTGATATGGTAGACCTTCATTAAGATATAAAGGTGAATGGGTCATTTCAAGCATTGAAGGTATCCAGAATATAAGGCATTTACCAAACTCTTCAATAACTTCACTCTGAATATTATTTATCATTTCAGTGGTCTGGCTCTGTATCTCAGGTGTAGGGTCTCTGAATGTAATTGTTTCAGCTATCCCTTTTGGTATCTCTACTTCTCTATAATCATCAGCAAATGGGAACATCTTACTCATACCTTTAGCACCATAAACAATGCACTTTTCTATATTGTTTTCTTTTAATGCTCTATTAACCACTGGCCCCCATGAAAAACAAAGATGCCCTATCTCACCTATGAAGGGTAAACTTACCATCACATTATTCTCTTGTTTCATCTTTTTCTCCATCTTTGTCATTATCCTCAAAATCTACATCAATATAAGCCTCATCTTCCTTGTTATCATTCTCATCATTCTCATTAGGGTCTTTATACTCTAAGGCCCTATCCCTATGTGAAGGAACATTGCTTACCACAATTATATTTGTCTGCTGTTCCTTCTCATTGGACTCTTGTTTAACATTTCTCAATTGGAGTAAAGCTTTTAACATTGCGTTAGTGGCATCAATACGTTTTGTCTTTCTTATCTTTGTATAAGGGTTACCATTTCTATCAGAACCTGTTTCCAACGAATCAATAAGAGATGTATCCACCCCTTCATCACGTAATTGAGCTAATGTTTTTGAACCATCTAATACCCCCTCATAATCAGCTAAATCTGTTTTACGCATATCATTCAAGTCTGCAATGATGTCATGTGTGAAGAATTCATTCTGAGTCAACAGCGTAGTAATAGCCGATGCTACATTAGGATGGTGCATCAACCTTGTACCAGCTAAAGCTGGGGATTTATATCCAGCTTTCCTTGCCGCATCAGTAGCACTCTTCTTACCATTAAGAATATTAACAACATAATGGTAGATGAATAAAACCTGTCGTGGTGTTCCACAGTCCTCTAACTCATCACAATAAAACCCTTGCTGTTTCATTACCTCAATTGCACGTTTGATTTCAGGGGCTACTGCTTCATAATTCTTTCTAACAGGATTGCCAGGAGGAAGTGCCTTCATCTTCTCAGCTTTAGATTTATCCTTTTTGTTTTTCATAATGGTAATCACCTATAAAATTATAGAAACACTTCTTATACACAATACGACTTTCCATACTATCCCTAATCGTAGGCTGGATAGATGGTTCTTCTAACTCACTATAAGTTTCTTTGATATGGGTATACATATTATAAGGCAACAATAACTTAGCTTCACCTATCAAAGCCATCTTATCAATATGGCTTATCACATCTTCCTTATACTCATGGGTAATTCCAAATTTGTTTCTTATACCCTTCATTATCTGGTTCTCAATTTCTCTATACTTCTCCATACCTTCTTGGCACTTCAATGAGGATATCATGTCCCCACAATAAGCTTCCTGAAGATCATGGGTCATAACATCTACGATGCCCTCTATATAATTCTTAGGGGCTTCTTTATCTAATCGCTCCAAAGATACGACTTCGAGTTTTCTGCCAAACTTTTCTTCCATGTCTAACTCAAAAACATAATTAAAGATGTCAATACAATACAACAGGTGATCTAATACAGAGTAGAATACAGCGGTCTGACCATTCCATCTACATATATTAGATAACCCATTAATCAGATAATCAATATCATAATCTTGATGCTCCATGTCTGATAAGAAAAATTCTTTATTACATAGCATGATTAACTCCTTCTATCCTGAAACACTTCAGTATTAGTTTGAATGGAAAAAGAACCCTTAAACAATATGCCACCACACTCTACACACTTGTCAGATTGAAAATTTATATCATCAACCAATGTGTTACCACAATCCTTACAATACAAATACTCAATTTCTTCTTCTACCTTTTTGGGGCGTTTACGTCTTCTCAACTTATCATTATACGTGTAAGTCCTTACCTTGATCTCTTTCATGTTTTCTCCTTATTGTAATGGGTTTATTTTTGACAAGCCATTCTTATGTTCTATCTCATAAATTCTATCGGCCTGTCCTGCTATGTCACCACTATGGGTAACTACAATCAACTGTAAACCTAAGCACTCAGAGAGTTCCTTCATCATCTCTCCAAACTTAATCCTCTTCTGGCCTAAGTTCCTTCCTACTTCGTCTAACACAAACACATTACTCTTATTATAATCGGTAAGGGCATAAAAAGCAAGCCTTAAAGCTAAAGAAACTACATCACTCACACCTCCACCTAACTGGTTTAATTCATATAATTGATCTTCCTGTTGAACTAATAAAGTTATCTCAGTCTGGTTTCTTTTTATATTAAATTCCATTACAAAAGAATAAGAGTCATCATAAACTATTTGTAGAGCTTTTGTTACGATTGACTCGATAAATTCCTTGGTTCCTTCTTGAGTAATTAAAATAGCGGCATTGATTACTTCCTCAGCCTCTTTATGCACATTGATATCTTCTGCAATCTTTTTTATGGAATTAGTAGAATTTTCAATGTCTTTCTCAATCAACTCTTTGGTGTAGAGTTTCTTATTATATCTTTCAAGAAGTTTCTGTTTCATCTAAAGCATTCTCCAGTTTAGCTTCTATCTTAGCACACAACTCATTCAATGATTTGATTTTCTCTTCATTATCTTCAAGTAAACTTTGAAGTTCATCTAAAGTTGAGGCTCCAGTATTTCTTTTGATCTCTTCCATCAGGGCTTCTTGTTTTCCTTTCCTCTGCTGTTCTTCTTTCTCACGTTGCTCTATTTCTGCCTTCTTTTCCTTAAGGTCACTTAAGCTTTTCATCCTCTGGTTCCTCTCCTAATTGTGATAATAAAGTATCATCTAAGTCACGTAACAACTTGTTAATATCCCGTTTAACCATGAATACATATAAAAAATTAAGTCCACCGTATATCATGAAACAAACTAAAAACCATAGAATGAAAAAGCAATTTGTTAATTTAGTTTGCCCGCATAAAGTTAAACCTAACATCACAAGTCCAAACTCGATGCCTCTTAGAAATAAACGTGTAATCATATCAATATGCTCTGAAATTTTGTTATTCATAATTATCCTCAATACTTATATTGTGTTTCCAAACTGGTACATGATAATGCCATCCTTCAATTAAGTAAGTACGTTTTTCTTTTGTACTTTCTTTTTCAATTAACTCTATATTTGATAAACCTATTTCAGCACCTGACGATTTAACTATATCTTTCAATACATCTAAAATCACAGTCACAGCTTTTTTAGGGTAACGATATCCACCTAATTTGCAATACCTCTCATACTGGTCTTCTAACTTTTTAATCTCAAATTTATAAAACCATTGCAACAATTTAGGTTTAGCTTTTAAGATTGATAGACGTTCAATAACTATAGCCAATCTTTTATCAATCATACTTAACCAGCTATTCACAATATCATCATAAATCTCTACAATGGATGTAAATTTGTTGAGCTCGATTGTAGCTAGTTTATTGTGATAGATATCAGTGTCAAGAGGCTCCATTGCATTTTGAATCTTATCTGTTGAAGCATTAAATATCTGATAATACTTATTTAAGGGTTTCATTAACTTCTCCCATATAAGTAGATATTATCTTTTTAACTTTTTGTGATGTTTTATTTCTACTGTAAATAATGTCAAGTGAATCATTGAAATTGATTCCTGTTTTATTATCTAACTTAAGCTCGTTTATAAGCTCATTGATCTTACTATCCTTTTTTACTTTATTAATTTTTTCTACAAAAGGTTCAGGGTCATGTGGAAGCTCTACTATCTCTATATCACCCTCGTCATAAATAACTACTTCAGGTTTTCGTTTACGTTCCATTTCAATGTTACGTAACCTCAATAAACAACCCGGATTAATGACAATAGGTGAATCCCCATAGATGAACTGAAAATGATAATGACCTACCGCATGTATGTCAAATCCTTTATGTTCTTTTATAAACTCTGTAGGATGTAAAAGTTTTTGTGTGTCGAAAACCTTATCAACACCAACCATCTGGTGAGATACAAGCATCTTCTTTTTATCATTGTCATTAGGTACTGGAACTTCCTCACCCCAACTCTGTCCATACAATTCATAATCACCTAATACTACGGGGTCTTCATTTAGTATATGGAGACAACCACAATCAGTCAGCATCTTTTGAGCTGAACTCTTGTTATTTTTTGAAGAGTGATAAAGCTGGTCATGGTTACCAAATATGGTATAGAGCTTTTTGTTGTACTTAGTAAGTATCTTATACAACTCGCCTACAATATAATAAGAAGGTCTTGAAGAATCAAACAAGTCCCCTACCTGTACAAGTTCCGCTTCTTCGTCTACTGCTAATTTAACAGCAGACTTAAACTTATTCAAGCACACACTTGAAAAGTCTTTCTCCTTTCTTGCTACAGGCGGTGTTATTCTTAAATGAGCATCACCCATTAAAAGAAACTTCATTATAAATTCTCCAAGACAATTGATCTATGTTCAGTATCTATATCCTGTCCACAAGTGGGGCAAGTTTCAATACTCTCTATACCTTTATTATAGTCTTTACGTAGTGTTTTTATCTCTTTAATTATACTTTTAATCCCTTTATTTGAAGTTTCTATCTCTTCTATATAGTTCTCAATAGTATCTATCTCATTCGTATACTCATCTATTGAGATATGCAATTTAATTAGTTCATCTATAAACTTCTTAGGCTTGCTTCCATCGTAAGAAACCTTCAAATCCTCTATAGCAGAGATATAGTTTTCGATCTGGGATATATAACTTTCCAATTCCTTAATATCATTCAATACACCTACTAGTTTATCAATAATGGACAGTACTTTACCAAAATCTAAACAATCTTTTGACTCTTCTATTGTTTTAAGTTTTTCTATATAGTCTTCTATTTGGTTAAGTGAATTTGCTACTTCTTCTCTCTGGCTATCATACTCTTCAAGCTTTTCTACCAAAGAAGTTATCTCATCAAATCCTTCATACTTTTTAAGCTCAGATTCTTTGTCATTCTTATTTATCTCGTGAGCTTTTAATTCGCTATTCATTGAACGTATCTGTGACCTAATCTTATCCCCTACTTCCGTTGAAGCCTCCAAATGTATTATCTCATTTAACTTCTTACCTACTTTACCAGAAGTATCGAAAACAAGAAAGTGATTATCAAACTGTTTCTGTACATTCAAATCACTCATCTTAAGTATATCAAAAACTCGATCAGGAACATCAGACTGAATGGATGTATCAGGTTCTTCATCATTGTACTGGTATCCATTACCTTTTTTACCTTTGAATCTTTTCACGGTATCAGTATCAGTAGTAATAGTTACCTCTGAATCACTTGTACCTCGACGAATAAACTTGTCACCTAAAGGCCGATTAGTACGTACCCACTCAATAGAACGTACAAGCATAGATTTACCCTCATCAGATGCTCCAATAATGGCCGTGAAGGTTGGTGAGAGTTCTAAAGTTTCATCTCTATACGGCCCATAATTTTTAAGACGGATCGACTTTATCATGGCTTCCCTCGTTTAATTGCTATGAAATAAAAGGGCGTTTTATATAGCTTTTATTATACTTCTTAGAAGTTTTTGTGAATACACGTTCTGCTTGAGGTGGTAATGAGTTTACCTTAATTTCATCATGCTTAATCAAATATAAATCTTTAATCATTCTACTAAGAAAAGTAGCATCAACTATATCAGTCAACAGTCCATCCATATCATTCTTTTTATTGTTGATGGTTACTAAATCATTTATATCATCATTATTTATATCTAAAGACCTACCTTCGTAGAACTCAAAGAAAGCATTAACCATGTCAATCTTCTTTGCATTCCCTTTTCCAGTAGCATATAATTTAAGTGTGGTAGGTGGTGTTTCTATAAAAGGCACATCACGTATAAATAACAAATTACGTATAATCCCACCTACCTCAGCACAAACAGTTATAGCTGAACTCATTGAGTGCATAGAATAATGCTCAATGTTAGCATATACTTCATACCCATCTTTGAAACGATCTAAGAAAATATTAAACACATCATACACATTACTATTTCTACGTACACGATAACAATCCTTATCATCAATCGCCGCACGAGTAGGGCTACATAATATTTTATCAGACAAATTACATAATTTCTTTACTTTACCCCAGGCCAGCCAATCTACTATATCACCATTCTTATCTATAGCAACAACTGAACCATGAGAGGGGCTAGCATCTATTCCAATAAATAATTCCATTAATCATCACCCCTATCAACTTCAAAACTTGGGCCTGTACCCTTAAACTCAACCTTAAAACATTCCTGATCCATTACCCATAGATTAAACTCACCAGTAGGGTTCAAATAATGCCATTCAGTTACTGAGGGTGATCTTTCAACTTTTACAAAAGGGATATTATCCTTCTCCATCACAATAGTACATGAACAATCATGTGGAAGTCTTTTGAACTTATAGGATCTCTCAAAATCAATGGGAGATAGATACATATCAATCCTCTAAACTATGTCTATTGGTTCTAGTAGGCATCATATGAAGGATATCCCATACACGTTTAACCTCAGCCTCAAGTTCCTTCCATAATTTATTGTCCTCGATATACTGGAGCGCTGAATTGATGCCTTGACCTAATTTAGTATCACCCCAGCTATACCATGAACCTTTTAATACAAGTTTAGGTAACTCTATATCATCTTTCCCTTTATCCTTTACGGATTTAAGTATAGGTGTTTGCTCTAACAACCATTCAATATTAGAAGTGATATCATCTATACCTATATCCCATAGAACTTTTATCGGAACTTTATTATGAGGGGCATATATTTTATTCTTCTCCACATCAGCTTTAACTGAGATTCCCATTTCATAATCAAAATCATTTGAGATGGTTCCTGTGTGTTTAAGAAACAACCTAGTGGAAGCGTAGAAACCTAAAGCATTCCCACCTGAAGTAGTATGCTTCTTTCCATGTCCAGCATTAATCTTATCCCTTGTCTGGTCGATTATGAACAAAGTTATATCTTTCTCATTCATCTCGCTTAAGTACTTCTTAAAACCTAATCCCATATTCTTAGCTCTTGCCATCTTATATGATGGATCATCAATATAAGTGTCCATATCTGTACAGGATGGTAAAGCTGTCATTGAGTCTACTACTACGCATACAGGTTTGGGAAGATCAGCTTCACAGATAGTAGCTAAAACCTCTTCAAAAAAGTTCTCAACCGTATTAGTATGAAGCAAAGAGAATTTAGGGTCTAAGGCCAGTATCTCTTTCACAGACTCTTTACGTTTAGCTCTACTACCCTTAGAAGCATTATTAGCTTTTGCTTCGATCTCCAATGCCTGTTCTCTTGTTTCAATCTCACTCCATTTACCTATATCAAGTCCAAACAAATGGGCACGATCAAAATCAAAAGTATACTCGGCATCAACAAACAAAGCAGTACCACCTAATCTCTGTGTACTGCCTAAAACCTCTTTTGCAAGGATTGTTTTCATCGTGGAAAAACTACCATAAACCTGTGTAATCTTTCCACGTCCTATTCCCCCATTAGGATATACTCCCGAAATTGCACAATCTAACAAGGTTGAACCTGTTGAAATGTAGCATCCATCGAATATATCTTTATCTCTTTCTACTTTAATTTTTTTTTGCATAATAATCCTTAACTCTTCTTACGTTTAATCATCTCTTTCTTAACATCTAAAACTTGCTCATCCATCTCTTCTACTGCTAACTCATCCCAATAATTAGAAAGATAAAGTTTAACCTCTTCCTGTATCATTGACTTCCTGTGCTGGTAAGAATTATAAAGAGAATTACACTTTTCTAACTCAGTCTCAGCTTTGATTAGGCTACGCTTCAATGATACTATGTTAGGGGAACTAGCTACCGCAGATTTCACAGCATCTACGGTAGCTTTAACGAGACCAAAAGCATCGGGGTCAGACATAGCAGATTTAGTAGTAAGAGCTTCCTGCTCTTCAATGTTAAGTTTAATGTTTTTGACTAAACCAAGTACATCAGATTTCATTAATCCTGCTGCATGAGATAATTTACATTGCTCTTGAGCATTAACAGCCAGTTTACTAGAATGTATAATTAACTTCTCTTCAAGAAATAACCTTTCAGCTTCTACTTCTTCAATCATCTCATTAACTTCATCTATTGTGTTCATTTTGATTCCTCTATGTTGTTTATGATACCGCCAAAAGAGTTCTCATAGAATACTACTTTTCCTTCCTGATATCCACCCTTGCACCAGAAACCATCAAAATCCTCATAGTAAACTATTTTTCCTTCTTTGTCATGTAGCATGATTGGATATTGTATGTCAAGCTCTTTACCATTACTAAGTCTGGTAAGTTCTCTGATTGTACTCATAGACTCCCCTTAAAAAGGAATGTCATCTTCATCATCAACAATATCTTCGGGCTCTTGGGCTACACGTCTTCGTCTAACCCTGCTCTTCTGTTCCTCAATATCCTTATCATCTTCTTTTGTCTCAGATGTTTTACGCCTTCTTGAGTTACCTTCAAGAGCCTCCTCAATCTTTTTATCTACATCCTCATCTCCCTCTTCCTCCTCAATATCCTGTCCGCCTTCTAACATAGCCTTCATAGCATCAATGTCATAGAAATTAAGGACATCTTTGAATCGAGGGGTGACACACCATTCGTCTTCCAATTTATAATCACGATGAATCTTGTTGTAACCAAAATAAGTAGTATCCTGCATCCCTTTACCCTTACGCTTAAAGGTAAATATGTAACCATCATCAGGATCAGCAAGATCAATGAAATCACCTCGTGGTGTCATGCACTGTTCAAGGATTCCAAAATTGTAAACAGACTTAGGACAAACAAATACATAAAGATTCTCTTCCTCGTCCTTCTCATCAGACGCATTCCTAACCCACATCAGGTATTGCTTTGGTTCAGGTTTTTTATAACTACCAGAATAAGGGCGATAACTCAAAGCCATCTTCCACATAACATCAACTTCATCTGGATCAACCCCTTTGTCCTTCATGGACATTGCCTTAAGCCTTATCTGTTCTCCCTTAGCACAAATAGGACAAGAACCTTCCCAACCTTCAGGAATAGGAATACCAAGTTCCTTCAACTCCCTCTTCATATAATCAGGACAAAGAACTGAATGGTTACCACCAACATTATAATGAATATAAAGAGGCAATCCATAAGACTGACCATCCTCTGGTGAAGGGGGTATGATATCAATTTCATGTTGTTTCTCTTTACCTTCTTCACCCGAATCAGCCTGGTAACGCTTAACACCCATTTCACTAAGCTCTTCATCGGTCAACATAAAGTAATTCCCTCTACGTCGATTATCATATTCTGAATCTCTGCGTTCTCTCTGACCTCGTAATACTTCTTCTCTGTTCATAAGTTCTCCTTTATTAATTTACTTGTTCTATTATCATATTAGTCAGCTAATTCAAAAATAATCATAAAATTATGAAAATTTTTCAATTATTTCTGAAAAACTATATTCTTCACCTTCAGTAAAATCATCATTAATCTCAAACTCCACTTCTTTACTTACAGCGGAATCCCAATCACCAAATACGTCAAGACTTGTCATCTCTCTTATTCTCCTTCATCCAACATTGAGTTAAGCGGCGGCGGGGCTTTTTCCGCCGTCCGCTTGAACGACTGGTTATACATTTTTTTTTAAATTTATGATTGTAAATTCTGGTTTAGGGACAAATAAGTCTCCTTTAATGCTTTCTATTTTTTTTATAGTTGCTTTTATAGCTATTTCAGATTGGTCAATCCCTATCCAATAACGCTCTAATGAGTGTGCAGATTTTAATGTAGTACCAGAACCACAAAAACAATCTAAAACAATACTCCCCTTGTTCGATGATGTTTTAATTATTAAATCTAAAACATCTTGATTTTTTTCTGTTGGGTAAGTTGGATATTGAGGGTCTTTGTATTCCCAAACATCTTGAACCCTCTTGCCATCTTTTTCGTCTGCAAAGATAATTTTTCTCGGATTACCTGTGTTAGACCATTCAATTAACCCATCATTATCCCATTGTTCTAAAGTCTCAACATCAGTTCTCCAGTGTCGCCCATCTGGAGGCATCATACCCTTAAAGGGCTGATTAGATTTTCCGTTAATTGTTTCCCCAGGTGCATGAATTGGAACAGTGGTATATTGCCTACCATTTTTATCTTTTTTAAATAACCTTTCTAAGTCTTTTTCCGTATATGGTTCTTTGGGTTCATTCCATATAGGTTTGGAGCCTTTTGAGTAAAATAAAATTAAATCTTTTATATTGCCATATCCAGTTCTTTTGAAATTTTTAGGATTACATTTTATGCGTGTAATGTCATTCCTGAAGTTTTCAATACCAAAAATATCATCCATCATTACTTTTACATAATGACCAATCTTGTAATCAATATGTAAATACATCGAACCTTTGTCAGACAATAATTCCCTTACAATCATTAATCTTTCTTTAAGAAATGCAATAAATTCTGAGCCAGTTAATTTGTCGGAATAAGCAATATTTCCATTTCTTGAATTACTTATTGTCGAAGCTCTACCATTTGTAATTGTAAAATTACAATTTGTTGCAAATGGGGGGTCAATATAACACAAATCAACCTTGCCTTTAAGATTACAATCTTCTAAAAGGTATTTTAAGCCTTTTACATTATCTCCGTTTATTAGTAGGTTTTCCATTATATCCCTATATCTGATACAAAAAATCTCTTAAAACTAAAGAACTCATTATATTATATTCAGTTAATTCTTCTGTAATACTTCTTCTCTGTTCATAAGTTCTCCTTTATTAATTTACTTGTTCTATTATCATATTAGTCAGCTAATTCAAAAATAATCATAAAATTATGAAAATTTTTCAATTATTTCTGAAAAACTATATTCTTCACCTTCAGTAAAATCATCATTAATCTCAAACTCCACTTCTTTACTTACAGCGGAATCCCAATCACCAAATACGTCAAGACTTGTCATATGCTTATAACACATCTTAGCGATAGGCACTATCTCTTCTTCTTTGATATCCCATACCAAGCAGTCATGAATCTGGCCCATCATCTTACTCTTAAAACCCTTAAATTCATCTGAGTTATTATACTCGTGATGTATATCTTTAATAGCTTTAAGTAACCGATGAAATGCAGTAGCCTGTACTCTAGTGTTATAGATATTCTCTTTACGTAATGGGCCTGAAACACCCCACACAAAATAGAAACCTAAAGGCGAGGTAAGGTACATGTCACGTTTATACGCTAACTCCATTTCCTCATTATGCTGTCTTACCTGTTTGTAGTGTTTCCAGAATTCACCTTCTACTCTTTTAACTGAAACCTCCGGCCACTTCTGTTTCTTAGCGATAACACGAGAATTACTTCCATAGAAAGTAGGGAATACAAATCCATTCTTACCCTTAAATCTTTCTTCTTTGGTTATATCCTTTATATCCTTTTTCAGAATTTTTGCTACAAAATACTTATGGAAATCAATGCCCTCATTACATTCACGAATAAGATTCTCATCACCAGACAGAGCCGCTATATACTTGACTTCATTTGCACCGTAGTCAATCTGCATGATATAATCATTTGTAGGTTTCATCGTTGTCCTCACAGACGATGTGATTTTATCATGTGCTGGGATATTCTGAAAGTTAGGGCCTGCACTACTACCACGAAGACTACTTGCTGTATGTAGTAAAAATGAAGGATGAATAAAACCATTGATGATACATTTTTTGATCCCTTTAATATATGTAGAATAAAGTTTCTTATACTTCTGAAGATTCAAATAAGCATCAACAAATTTATACTTATCAGAATTCTTTTTAATACCATTCAAAGATTCATTCAATGTTTCTTTATCAACTTTATAATCCAGAAAATCTACCTCATAATTTGGGTCATTATCTTTCTTTTTGTGGGCAGAATCAGTTAAACTTGATGGTGTTAATCCCATTATATCAAAAAAGAGACATCTATTGTCATTAGGTTTATTCTCATATGTAGTTTTATACTTGGTTTCATATTCAGTCACAAACTTAGAGCTTGTGAGTATCTCTTCATATTCATCAATCTTATCTTTAGTATCTTTTTCAAGCTTATCCAGTTCATCTTCATCTATCTTCATGCCATTACTTGTCATCTCACAAAATATAGGGATCATATCATGAAAGAGTTGATAAGCCTTCATCAGTCCCTTAAATCTTGAAGCCTCTTTCATCAAGTCCTCAGCCCACTTGATAAGATAACGTACATCCATTACATTATATTGAGCTACAAGATTAATATCGGTTTCCTCAAGTTTAGCTTGATCAACCATGTTCTTATAACAATCACCATACCGTACAAAAATCTGAAAATCCTGTCCACATACGTGAGGTCTATTATCAACCAGATGTTGAAGCACCATCGTATCTAGGGTAACATTATTAATGTTTACCCCTAAAATATGCCTTGACCATTGTTCCTCAAAACTCCAATTCTGTATATACTTTTCGATATCACTCTGAAGCCAATCCTTCAGCCACTGAACTTTATTATCTCTATCCTTCCATGTAAAATCAGGATGGTCGATAGGAAGACAATAACCAAATCCTTCCTCCACAGCAAAAGCCGCTGTCAGTATTTTGGCTCCATCAGAAAAAGGTTCCTTGCTGTTAGTTTCATAATCAAACGCAACAGGTTTACCACTATAAACAACCTCTTCCATCTCTTTGAAATCTTCTTCTGTCTTGACCAGTTTATAATCGTTTCTGTTGAGTTTCTTTATTTCTTTATCATCTTTATTTATATAATTAACAAACTTTTTGATAGCCTTATTAAAGTAATTAATATCCATAGAACGATTGCCAATAAATTTATCAGCATCATATATACAACCAATAGGGGGATAATCCTCTCTTCTTGGAAGAACCCTTCCAAACATCCTAAAAGAACTTACTCTATTATCATACTCATAAGTAAGATAATTAATCACCTCATCACCTACCGCTATGATAAACTCAGGTTCAAATTCTTTAAGTTCTTTATTAAGGTAGTAAGAGCAAGCATCAATAACAGATTTAGTAGGTACCCTTTCAGGTTTCACTGAACATCTTACAAGATTGAATATCTTACAATCCTCTAACATGTCAATACCTGAAAGCTCTAGTCCTCTTAGAAAGATTCTGTACTGGTCATCATTGTAAGGTTCAGAATAATCCATTGATGGTTTCTCAAAGATGATGGCAATCTTCTTCTTACCCTTTCCCACAGTCTTAACATTAGACTGAGCTATCTTACCTTTAAGTAAGCAATTTGAGCATCCTAAAACTTTCCTAGGTCGCTTAAATTCATAATCTTCTAAATTAAATAAAGAATCCATAATACCTACTTAATTACATAGTGAATATTAGTGCATACAGAGTAATCAGCAAAGGGAGCCATATCTTCCTTTTCACATGGCTGAAACTTATTGGTTTCCACATCAAAGATTGAAGTAATTTTACCTTCATCACTATCCGTAATCTTCCATACATCAGACCATATTTCACCCTCATGTTCCCATATCACAATAAACTGTCCCGATGAAGGCATCTCGTTTTGTATTCTCATCACTGTCTCCTTATCTTATAATTAAAATTCATCCTTATAGGGCCTAAACTCATACAATGCACAACCATAACAGGTGCATTCCTTAATTTCAGTTGTGTTCCATCCTACACATTCCATACAATGAGCTTTGATTGCATTTGATGGTGAACCATTACCAAGTGTAGCTTTGAGATAAGTACGTACACGTGATTCAGGCATATTTTCTACTCTATCTCTAACTTGTTTACGTTTAACAGGATCAAGTCTCTCCAAAGTCTTTTCCACGACATCTTTAACATCTGTTCGTTTTATAGCCATAAACAATTCTCCTTTACATTAGTAATGTTAGTAACGTAATACTAAAAAAGAGAAGAAAATTTGAAAATTTTTATAGAAGAGGTAGGTGTGAGTGAAGAATCGGTAGCTTTAGATTCACTGAATTTTATCAGTATAGACCCGTCTTTAATAGGGCTGGTAATTCCTTATATGCAAGTTATGGGATGAAAGTGTTGGTTTTGTTCTTGTGTTTTTCTTTGGTTTTTCTAAGAAAACCTTTCATCCTACATGCTTATAAGGTTAAGCCCCATCTTTTTAAGTCATAACAAGCCTCGTATAAAAATCCTAGCATAACTTCCCAGCACCCTTAAAAAGGGATTAAAAAGATAGAGGCAAGGGAACTTCAAGGCACAAACCCCTTTCAGACGGTAAGGAAAGGAGGGCTGGTTGCGTCCAGCGTAACATTAACGCCAAAGTTCAGACCGTTTTTCGAGTCATTGTGACACAGGGGAACGCTCTTGTAAACCTAGTTATGACCATGCTACCTATTCAGTTTTAATTTCATCATACAGAAGGGAACATACAGTCGCCCATCTATAGCAATGATAGTCCTACACATAAGAATACACCAGACAATAAAAAAATTTTTGAAGTTTTCTGGTTTTCTCTTATTTTATTTTCTATAATGATAGTGATATTACTAGAAATTTTTGCAATATATTTTTAATTTTTCTTGACTTTCTCAAATTTATGGATATAATATATAACATCAACTTACCGGGGTGATGGAATGGCAGACATGGCGGCCTTAAAAGCCGCTGCCCTTAAGGGTGTGAGGGTTCGACTCCCTCCTCCGGTATTAGGAGAACTATATGAAAATAAAATTAGATATAAATATTAGTCATGAGGATTATAGCAAGTTAATAGCCGGTAAATCTATAGAATGTACATGTAATCTTAACATGGAACAACCTAAAGAGAAGCAAGCAGTATTGTGTAATCCCTCAGAGGTGGATGATATAATAGATCACTGGAACAACCATGAGACTATCAACCTACCACATATAGTACGTGAGCGTAAACATACTAAGTATGCTAAGCATTCAGCCCCATATGATAAGAAGATTTTTGATAAAGCTCTAAAGAAATTTTCAAAAGATGAAATCTTGAAAAAGATGGACATATATCTATCAAGATGTGCTAATGGTGATCACGTATATAATGGTCGTAACATAGGTTACGGTAATGTTACTGGTTTTCTTAAAGGCATATCATCAAATAAGAAATTGTGGTGGGATGGGGATGAAGTGCCTGTTCTTAAAGATGAAGACCCTGAAGGTACACTACATATAGCGGATTGCTTCGCTAAATATTTCTTAAAACGTAAAACTTTTGGTTTAGAAGAAGGCTCAAAGTCCCATAAAACTTTTATTGAGGCCAATAAAATCATCACTCGTACATATAATAAAGTACCACAACATATTGATTTAACTAAAGATAAATATTTGAAACATCTATTCAAGTGTATTGAAGAAAAATTTGATGAAGTATTTCCCGGCCACCTTGTAAGTGATACTGTATGGAAGGTTATGTTTCCTAAATATATTAACGATAACATACTTTAAGGATTGGATATGAACCTGAAAAAAATTGATATATTAAGGTTACTTAAAGATAATAATATCAATAACTATATGTATAGTGACGATATTGTACAGGTTAATTGTCCTTTCTGCCGGTCAAAATCTACGGGTGAAAAGGATGATAAGTACCATATGGGCATATTTTGTGAGTCAAATAAGTATAGTTGCCTAAGATGTAAAAAGAAGGGATCATTCAGCCACTTTTTCTATGTTGTTACTGGAAAAACACTTAGCAAAGAAAAAGGGTATCAGAATGTTGAAGAAAACTTGACCCACGAACTTAAGAATAGACTTAAAGCCAAGAAAAATGTAAAGGTAAATAAAAGTCAATCCATAGAGATACCTGGGATTCCATTTAATCAGAATCTTATTGATGAAACCCCATTGATATCTAATTTCATTAATAAACGTAAATTTACGCTTGAAACACTCAACAGACATGATGCACGTTTTGGTGGTCTGATGGGAAAATGGGCAAAAAGAATGATTTTACCGATTTATGATGACACAAAACCTGTATTCTTTCAAGCAAGGGATATGACAAATAAGATGAAGAATAAGTATGATGCACCTATAGGAAGTTTAGGTGATTACTTGTATTATATACGTAATAATAGTGAAAAAACACTATGGGTGACTGAAGGTATATTTGATAGCTGGAGGTTACCTCATAATGTTGTTGCTACTTTCGGGTTAGGAATGACAGCAAAACAAAAAATAAAATTACTTGACTTAAAGAAGAGACATGACTATAATTATATTGTAGTAGCTTATGATAATAAAGCTGAGAGTTATTCTCTTAAACTTAAATATGAGCTTTCTACTTTTTTTGATAAATGCGGTGTAGTATTTTTACCATCAGGCCAAGACCCAGATACTTTAGGTGAAGAAATAAATAAACTAAAAATTATATGGTGATAAAATGTCAAAAGAAATCAATGAGAGATATAACAAGTCATTAACCCCAGCCTATAGAGAAGGATGGAATAGGATATGGGGTAAAAAAGCTGTATGTGTGAATGAATATTGTCCATTAAAAGATAAATGTAAGACTTTTCATTCAAAATTTAACAAAGAGGTTACTTTAATATCCTACGAATATAAAGATGGTTGCGATTTTTATGAGGAAATAGATGTCTAATTTAACTAAGCACGTACAAAATAGTATTGTTTATCTTCTAGTCACTGATACAGACTTTTGTAAAATAGCGGCATCACAGATACCGCTGGAAGTCTTTACATCAGAGGTAGTTAGGAAAATAGCTGAAATATGTGTGAACTATTTTAATGACTACAAAGAAGCCCCACGTAAACACTTCAACGATATATTACTGAACAATATTAGTGATTATGCTCCAGAGAAAAAAGAACTATATTTAGAATATCTTACCTCACTCAATGAGCTAGATGAGCCCAATAAAGAATATATAATCAATAGACTTAACCCTTTTATACGTCATGCTATATATGAAAAAGGTCTGTTGGATATCGCTGATTGCATCTCTGAGGGTGACTACACCAGTGCTGATATATTTATGCACAATATGTTGAATACTGGAATAAAGAAGCCAGAGGATGATTTCTTTTATCTTGAGAACTATGATGGAGTCTACCATAGAGAAGATGAAGAAGTTTATGATATGAAGACTGGTATAGATGCTCTTGATTATCTTATTGGTGGTTATAAAAAGAAACAATTGATCGTAAAAATCGGTGGTTACAAGGGTTATAAAACTTTCTCATTACTGCATGATGCAGTTCAAGCCTTAAGGCAGGGTAAGAATGTTATATTCTTCTCCCATGAAGTGACTAAAGAAGAGATTGAATTAAGACTTGATATGATGATTTCCAGCCGTTCTTCCCGTCGTATAGGTGAAATAGAAACTGTCCCATACTACGATGTAACAACAGATAAGATGCTTACAAGAGATTTTGAAAGACGAAGTGTTTATGAAAAAGAACCGGTAATCAAGGCAAGAAAAGCTTTAGGAAGGATGGGGGGTAGATTTATCATCAAAAAGTATCCGATGGGAACATGCTCTTTACAAGAAATGGAATCTTATTTGAATTATCTTGAGGATTTTCACGGATTTACACCTGATCTTATTATAACTGATTATGTAGAGATTATGGATATCAGTAACCTTGCAAACGATTCACGAGATAGAATCAATCAGGCTTATATAAGACTAAAAGGTATGGCAGATGAACGTAATAGTATAGTAATGACAGCAAGCCAAGTTACAACAGCTGTTTTACAACGGGAAAAAATAACAATGCGGGATTTGGCTGAAGATAGAAGAAAATCTGGTAATGTTGATCTTGCTATAGCCATTTCCTCTAATTCAGAGAAGGATCGCAACCATATCGGCCGTTTGTCAATTGTGGCCGGGCGATCTGTCGAGGATGGGACTTCCTGTAGTTTTTCTCATTGTATCCCTTGTGGTCAATTCCACGTTTCAAGCTGGTTAAACCATAATCATGATGATGAGTTCTTAGATACGTTTTCAGACAGTTTACTAGACTAATTTTAACCCCTCAAAAACGGTCGAGGGAAGCACTTTTGAGACCTGAGAGCCACGAAAACTAAAAAAAGGTACTAAGACATGGGTAAGAGGTGATCGCCCCTTAGAAATCGTGTCAGTGAACATAAAATATGAATTATACTAATGAAGAATATAAAGAGATTTTCAGTGATTTAGAGTTCCCTATTGAACCACTGAATCAGCAATATAAGGCTCTGTTATGGTCTGTAGACAAGTCAAGGGCTCTTTTTTATTGTGGTGTAGGCACAGGGAAGACACTTTCCGGTCTTTTTACACATTATTTATGGGGAACCAAGAAAATTATGGTGGTATGCCCTTCTTCTGTTGTAAGATCATGGAAAGAAGAAATAGAAACTAAAACAAACCTAAGTTATGTTGTTGTACAGCATTATGATAAAATGAAGCGAAGAAAGCTCATGGAAAAGAAGGCTGATGTATATATAATCAATTATGAAGGTCTTCAGGCTTTATATGCCAAGAAGGGAAGAGATTCAAAAGGTAAAGTACCTTCAAAGACTTTATTAAAAGATTTCGATTGTGATGGATTGATATTAGACGAGATACATGTATTAGGTGATAAAGATTCCCTACAATCAGCTATATGTAAAAGTCTATCCACGAGGGCCAAGACTGTGATAGGGTTGACTGGTACAATTTATAATCTACAACATATGTGGAATATATTTTATGTATTGAATCAGGGTAAAACTTTAGGTAGAAATTTTTACATGTTCAGGAATAGATATTTTAATAAATATGGGTTTGAATGGAAACTTAAAAAGAATAGTGATAAGAAGATATTAGAGGCGGTCAGTGAGGATACATTAAGGATAAAGAGAAGTGAGTGCTTAGATTTACCAGAATTAACTTATGTTCCTTTAATGTTACAGAAAACCAAAGAACAATTACAAGCTGAGAAGGCCCTTATATTAGGACAAGAGATACAAGGTTTCCACGTAGGTGATGAGTATGATCCAACAATGAAGCAACGTCAATTAGCTGGTGGGTTTGTTTACAACGATAAGAAAGAAGTATTGAGAATAAATAACAATAAAACCAAAGAGGTTAAAAAGATCATAACAGATTGGGATGATAAGATATTGATATTCCATGAGTTCATTGAAGAGGGTCACATCATTGAAGATATATGTAGAGATTTAGGGGTAGGGTTTGTTACAATGAGATCAGATACAGATGATAAAGATGAGTCATATAGAGCCTTTACTAATGATGACAATTGTAGAATCTGCATAGCTCATCCTAAATCAGCTGGTGTTGGATTAAATTTTCAACATGCTTGTTCGGCTATATTGTATTATTCCTCTAACGGGTCTCAATTAACCAGAGATCAGACTTTAGGCAGAATACATCGAAAAGGACAATCTAAAGGTTGCATAGCATGGGAACTTATTTTAGAAGATTCAGCAGATGAACGAGCTGAAAGATCGAGAATAAACCAAACAAATTTTAAGGAAGAGATGGATAAATATTTAACTCAATTACAGGAGAAGTATAAATGAAAAAGTTTTATGTCAGAAAACTAAAGGATGAGCTTTATTGGGATGGTGTGGATTTTGTTAAAAAGTCTAAGGCCAAAAAGTATACAAGTGCTGAAAGGGCCGTAAAGGTACGAGATAAGATAATCGAAAGGTATAAAGTAAATTATGATAAAGATATCAAATTGGAAGTAGTATCTTTTACCACCATTAATAAGAAATAGGAAGGATTAAAATGATAAGTGATAAAGATGTGAGAGGTATCATTAATTGCTACGCTAACAAATTCATCATTAAGTTCCCCCAGAATTCAATATATGATAAGGATGATCTAGTAAGTGAAGGTTATATTATCTATTATAATGTTTTGGAGAAGTTTGATAATAGTAAGCAGGTTAGTTTTACCACATTCTTTATCACTTGTCTTATACGTAGGTATGTAAAATTATTAAACAATGCGTATAAAAAACAGACAACTCCAATTGAAAGTGAATGGGAGCCTTTTGTGGAAGAAGAGGTAATAGGTAAAGCTTTATCTAATGACACTGAGGCAGTCTTCCATTACATTAATTCAGGACAAATGCCAGAGATAAGAGGATGCAAAAAAAGAAGGGAGTTCATCCGTGAAAAGCTTGGAATGAACTCCCATAAATTTCAGAAAGTTTGCAATGAAGTTAAAAAGGTGTTTGATTAGTTTGAAGTTTTCATTTTGTAAACAGTGATCGTTACACCTTTACCATCTTCATTTGAAGACACTACTGAATCACTTACATTTTCTATGGCAAACTTTCTGTCAATACCCATCCTAATGTTAGTGGTATCGTTAATACCACTGGATGAATAAATAGTGACATCGCTTATTCTTTCATAAAGGTCTCTAATATAACCTCCCTCATAAACTAAATCGCTATTTATTTGTATCTCCCCATTACCTGTTTCTAGATCGAGACCACCTGTTAAGCCTATATAACCATCAGTTATAGTCCCATCATTGTACATATAAACCATTGTGTTTTCCGCATCCATCTGGGATAAATCACCATCAAGCATAATTACTTTGCCACCATTACCATCAATAAGTTTCAAGCTGGATTTAGATTTAATTACACCATTGTTTATTGTAACTTCTATAGGTGAACTGCCATCAGTTTTTGTAGCTTTACGACCAATTAAAACTGTTCCAGCATTCACTTTAAGCTCATCGGTTTCAAATACTTCTTCTTCACGCCAACCTAACCCTACAATACCATCTTCACATTGGACTAGGGTAGAAATGTTTCCCTCGCCTGTGAGATAAGTAGAAGGGGTATCTGTAGATTCCACGCCTGACCCTGCGTTGTTGACATTAATAGCTTTCGCATAGTTAGACTCAATGTATGTAGTCCCTGAGCCTGATAAATTTAATTCACCATCAGTTGCATCACTAAAGGATAACTGTAGGTACTGAGCTACCCCATTAACATCTGAACCGATTGATTTAGTATGCCCATTATTAATGTTAAAGGAATTAATATTAGTGGAAGAATCATCATAAGCTCGTATACCATATCTAGCACTAGCAGAAACAGCTATATCATTTGTATCGGAAGGTATGCCATTAGTGAAGTTAGCAGCATCCGAATAACTCATCGTGTCACTTACATAACCACCTATGAATGTCGTATTTATATCAATTGTCATATAATATCTCCTGATTCATATTCTATAAAAGAATACACTTAAAATTTACCTCTAGGGCATGGATTTTTACTTAATAATCTATTTACAGCACAAGGTCTGTGTTTGAGTTGTCCAGGTATAATGCACTCTTCTTCAGTAGCATCACATTTTAAGCATATACTTTTTTTGTTATTTTGTGTATAAGCCTCTGATTCTCGCCTTGCTTTCTCTGCCTCGAATTTATCTCTCAAAACTCCCATGTTTGTTCCTTATGATATTGTAGGGTAGACATTCCCGTAGTACGTTTCCCAATTTCCGCTCAGGGATACCTCAGGTACAATAGTAACTTCAAAGGCACAGCTAATACTACCTGTCTCAGGACACCTTGTATTACAGTAGTAACCCGAAGTAACAAGAAGATCGATGACACCATCAGATAGATACTGAGCATCAGGGCCACTGAATGAAAATGTACAGCCATCGACGCCACCAGAGATGGATCCGTAGGAACCCAAGCCGTACAGCGGAGATATCCATGGTTCAAACAAATTCCCGAAGTCTCGCCACGTACATTCGGTCTTCAGATTACAACAGTATGTCCCCTGCCATATACCTGAAGGTCTCGGATCGTCTGGGCAGTACAATGTATTTTTATCGTATGACTGATGGTAATGAGTTTCTATGGCTGTCTTGACAGTGTCGGTCATATAGTTGCGCATCGTTCCACTACGAGGCCATGTAATGCTTGGATACAGGTCATTAAGCAGATCACCCTCAGAGCCAGTCCACGACGGTGGCCCTTCTTGTATGATAAGGTTAGTCCATGAGAATCCGTAAGAATCCTCACAGTTACCACAGCTACATGGTGTCCACTCACTCTCACCACAGCAACATTTTTTGTTCAGTAATAAGCTCAATTAAGTACTCGCACAAGATATAGATACTTGGTTCTCATGTTGAAAGGTTGCATAATATTTAGTTTGATTATTCGATTTAGCGGCAATAATTGAGGCACTATATACAGCATCATTAGGGGCAGGAAGTAGATAACCTGCTGAATTAGCATCACTCAGATCATCCCATTTAACACCATTACCAAACCTTTCACCTGTTACTACTTTATAATTATTTTTCTCTAATCTATTAAAGGCTTTCTCTATCGTTAAATTAACATCTTCAGTATAAATAAGAGTGTCATCATCCACTGTTTCTTTAACTAATTGAACTGTGTATGTCCACTCTGTGTTAGTATCACGGGGGCCATTCAAAGCCCCTCCATCAGATTCAGACGATAATATTTTGATCAATGGTTGATATGGTTTTGAAACAAACCAAGGGCGTAACAGATTATCATCTGTTTCATCCATCATCACATAACCTTTTGTGTAAAGCTGTAAATCTGATTTAGAGAAGAGTTGTTCTGAATCTAATGTCATATCAAAGTATGGATTAAAATCACTTGTAGTATACGCACTTGGATCAATATCAGACTGAATACTCCATCTTTTTTCAGGGAACATCAATACACCATAAGTAATAGCTTCCTCATTTTCAAAAGGCATGAAGCATACTTTATCCATCTCAGCTAATTGATTTAAGGCTCTTGAATTGTAACGCCATCTTTGTTCACCTGTACTTAAATCTGAATCAGGTGAACGCATCATCTGATTGAAATAGACTTTAACTTCAAGGTCTTCATTAATGACTTCACCCCTATCATCAATAGGTTTTACTTTGAAGTAATCAGAACCAAAATCAGAATAAGAGTTCTTATACTGCATTGAGAAATCTGAGGTAATAACACCCCATCTAAGATCATATAGACTAGGTAAATTGATAGAAGAAATATCCCCATATTGACTAGTGAAAAAAGGGTCACCACCTGTATTCAAACCTTTAGCCGCATGGTAACGAGTAGCATTAAGCCAATTGGCCCTAATAATATCTCCAGCTTTTATAGGTAAAGGTAGACCTGTTCTTGTTTCAGTCACTGATTAACTCTCCTATTCATCTTCCACTGTTATCTGATCAGTATTAACCCAAAAGTTAGCATTGAGATCTTCAAAATTATCTTTGAGATATAGTTCTCTTACTACTGGTGCGTCTCCAACTTTTTCAGGTGGAATGTCTACATATATACGTTTGAAATCATTTATCTCAGGGATATATATATTGTTCCATCCCTTTGGGTTCCAAGAGAAGTTTAATGAACATTCATAGTCCAATACTTTTCTCGTTTCACCATCAACAACTTCATTTCTTTCATTACCAACCTCATTTAAGGTGGTTCCTAAAAACAATAGTTGTTCAGCTTCAAAACCCAAAAAATCTGTTGAATTAATTTTACCTAATACGTTGACTACAGGAGGTGGCCCTACAATGTTACGTACTATTCCAGAATAGGAAACAGTACCTGCTGGAAATATCTTACCTAAACCAGCTAAATCTTCTCTTAATATTTTAATCTTCTTATCTTCTTTGAGCCAATACCATTTGTTATAAGCTAGTGTTTTAACCTCCCCACCGAGGTTGATAGAAAGCACCCAATTATTGAAATCTCTCTCATTACTGCTACCACTTTGACCATTACCGGGTTCATTTTTAGTCTTTTCAAATGAGGCGTTTAAGTAAGCTTTTAGTGGGCCGGATTGACCTTGTTCAATTCCAGCTTTTTCAAATGAAACACTCGTACATTGGAAACCTTCAATACCATTAGAGGCTTCCCCATATGTACTCATAATACTTACATGAGATGAACGCAATAACGCATTTTTACCTTCTACTCTTTGACTCCAAGGGCATAAGAAAACTTCAGTAAGCTGTCCGCTCTCTTGCTGTGAATTTATATCATCATCATCAGCTTTGAAATCGCCTTGTCCACTGCCTTCCCATACATGTGTTAAGCTTAAACTCATTTAATTCTCCTTTTATATACCTGCTCTTGCCTCATTATTCAAGTTGTTAATAGAACTATTAATCTTATCTAATTTAGTATTAGTACGTTCTATCTCCGCTTTTATTTCTTTATCAATTGTATCTTTCTTCATTAAACTATTTTGTAGAGCGGTATTCATACCAGCAAAATCAAATGTACGACCTGAACCATCATCAAATCCACCTACTAATTTATTAAGCAGTTTGCTTGAGCCATGTATACCTAACTTAGCTAGTTCTTCCTTTAAGTTTGCTTTTTTGATTTCTTTTTGCTGTTGTGAAGGAAGTAAACTTATTAAACTAGACTTGAATGATTCTAAGCCCTGTTTAGTATTATTTAATTTTTGATTCAACTCTTTATTTATTCGTGCTTTTTCTTTATCTCTTTCAGCATCCCTTGCAAGGTTTTTTGCGGCAGCTTCCTTATCTTCTACTTCCTTCTCTGCGGCAAGACCTGCTTTAGTTATTGCGTCTTGTATTTGTCTATCTTTTAGATCAAGTCCTTGTTCAATAGCTTGATCTCGTTTAGCTTTACGGGTGGCTATTCCAGCTAATTCGGCCTTACTTTTAGTGCTTTTTTTATCTTCCTTAATAAAGGCATGATATTTAGCAAGGTATGCCTCTTCCTTTGCTTGATCCTTCATGAATTTAGCAAAACGGGCTATAGCGACTTGTTCTGATTGTTTATCTGCTGTTTTCTTAGCAGCTTTTATTCTTTGTTCACTTAACAATAATTCTTTACTAAGTGTTTTAACTCTTTCTTGAAATTCTCTCATCCTTTTATTATTTTTAACATGTATTTTAGTCGCCTCTATAAGTTTGTTTTTATATAGTAACACATCCATAAATGCGTCTTGTGTTGAATTTCCATAAAAAGGAGTACTAATATGGGGGTTTCTTTTAGCCATTAGTCTTGCTTCATCATACTTTACAGAAAGTTCAGATTTATTCCTTGCAGACACTGTATATGATCTTTCCCGTATTTTCAATTCTTTTTTAGCTCTTTCTAATTCTGATTTTATTAAAGCTGGTTCTTGGAATTTACCCCTGATGTCTAATCCAGATTTTTGTAAAATAGTTTCTGACTTTATTTGGTTTATACCTTTTTCTGTAGCTTTAGTAATAGCTTTAGCCCACGCACTCTCGAATTTTGTGAATTTAGCTGAACCTAACATAGTACTAATCTGTCGCCCTAAACTTAGTTTTGATAAAGATTCCTCATTACTTAATCCTGATTGTTTTTCTAATAACATTAACCTTGCATACTCATTCATCATGGTTTTTTGACGGCTTATTCTTTTTTCAAAAGCCTCCATGAAGTCAGCGGTTTTCTGCTTTGCATTTTTAGTAGCCTCAGCATAATTATTCAAATCTTTTATAGCTTTACGAACAGGGTCTTCTGTAGCCTTAAAAGCCTTAACTAAGACCCATATAGCCGTTCCAATAGCGGCAGCCCCAGCTACAATCCCCCCTACAACTCCGCCTTTAGCTAACAAACTAAGTTCACTAAACGCTTTCAATAAACCTGAACCTAAATCAATAGAGTTTATTAACTTGACAAGTTTAACAATATTCATTAATACCGTTATGAGAGTTTTAAGTACAACAACAAGAGCTATAATACGAGCAGAGGTCTTAAATAGAGTTATAAGCCAGTCAGCCCATTCTTTAGCATTGTTCCCTGCACCTATTCCAGCATTTCTAATAGCAATGGCTAATTTTTTAATGATTGGAAGGAATTGACCACCAATAGCCTTGAATAAATTCTTAACAGTTTCCCACATCCTTTTTAGTTCAACATTGGTTGTTTCAGAATTTTTACGATAGGCTTCCATTGCCCTACCGCCTGCGAAAGTCATCAGATTAGCATCATTTTGGAAACCTGCATAATCACCTATCAGAGATGATAAAGCTTTCAAACCTCTAATACGGCCTACTATAATACCTAAGTCCTGCTCTTGAACCTTGCTTAATTTTTTGATAGTACCAATAAGTCCATCTGCTTTTAATGCAGTAACAGAAAGTTCGATACCATATTTTTTAGCGGCTTCTTTTGCTTTATCAGAGGGTTTAAGGAATGCACGTAATAAACCAAGCATTGCTGTCATGGCTTGATCTGATTTAATACCTTGCCGAGTCATTGTAGCAATAGCCGCAAACATATGTTGTAACTTCACACCGGCTATTGCGGCAGTAGCGGCCAGCTTACCTATGTCTTGGGCTAATTCTTCAGCTACAATCTTACCACGTTTAACAGTTTGGAACATTAAGTCAGTTACGTCTGCGGTTTCTAAAGCTGTTAGTTGGTAGGCGTTTAAGACTGTAGTGATTGCATCTGCGGAGGTCTTAACATCGGTTAAACCACCCACAGCAAATACAGCTGATTGTTTTAATACGTCTAAACCTTTGCTGGCTTTGACAGATGCTGATAAAATGTCATATAAACCTCTAGATAATGTGACAGTTGTCTGACCATACTGAGATGCAAGGTTCATGAGGCTCTTTGAGTATTGCCTCATATAAGGCATAGTATCATGCACAAGCATAGTACTGATTTCAGCTAAAGCTTTTTCGTATTTAATAGCTTCAACTGTGGCGTAGGTTAAACCTGCACCAGCTACAAAGAAAGCAGTTTTAGCAGTTCCACCAAGTATATTAAGAGTTCTTATTGTAGCCGTAGCGGCCCTATCCATAACCTTCATGCCTGTTATAATTCGAGCCAAACCTTTTGATTTGAATAAAACGTAAAGGTTTGCTATACTGCCTGTAGTACTACCAATAGACATAATATGTATCCTTAATTACGTATATAAGCTTGACGCTTAGGTATAGGTAATCCTTTCTTTATGGCCGCCTCTTTTATCTTTTCAAAGTCTTCTTTAACTATACGTCCTTTACCCTCGCCCTTGAATTGCCTCTCTAATTCAAATGCATCCCCAACCCTATCCTTAAAATCTTTAATGGTAAGATTGAGAATGTCTTCTTTGGTCATTGAATAACCATATCTACTGTGCATTAAGAGAGAGAAAGCGTAATCCCACCTTATACGCTCTCCCCCTCTATCGGAGGGTGGGCGGTAACTTCCTCGTTAAGATTCAAGGCCTGCACAGCCACTACCAAATCTGTCATGAAAGAATTGGAAGACATAAGTTCAGATATTTCCTCTTCAGACTTTTCGGGGAAAGCATCGGATATTTGTCGTTTTAATATAAAACTCAATCCATCCATAGTCTGAAGACTATCACCAAGCTCTTCATCAGTAATGGGTGCTTTAATTATATCAATTAACAGTTTTGTTTTTGCATCTTCGCCCAGATCATCAGAGTAAGACCTAACTTCGGCTACCTTCTGATCTTTAAGATGTTTCCTAAGCATCGCAAAATCTTTAAGAGTGAAGGGTTTAATCTCTACATCTCTATCAAGAATCTTTAATGTTACACCTAATCCACTAGCTTCTTCTAAACTATCGTTACTCATATCTTTTCCTTTCTATATTACCAGCCTTTATATAAAGAACCAACACCTGTAAATTCCAAACCTTCATCTACAAGAGCATCTACACTAACATTAGCATTAAAACCATTTATGATAGCCCAGCCCACGTAATAGTCACTATCGTTACTATCATTAAGCCAGAATCTTACTAAGGCTTTTCTACCCTCTTGATTAGCTACTTTATCATCCTGCCAATGACGTTCAGCTGAACCAGTCCAACTATTTAAGCCAGAAATCTGTTCAGTCCAACCTACTGTATTAAAGTTGGTGGTATCAAACAATTGAGTAGAGGCATCAACTGACCAGCTCATAAAAGCACCAGCCGCAACAACCACATTACAATAATTGTATGTAGCTGTTACATCACCTGAAATACCAGCATCTAATGTAAGATTGCCATTGGGTCTCAAATTATAATACTGCGCCCCTACTTTACTACCATTTACTTTTATGGTAGCAGCTGTACCATCCACATCAGAATGAGCTAAATTAAGAGAAGCATCCGAGGTATTACCTACAACCTCATCAGTCACTGTAGTGTAGGTGTCAGAATGGAATTCAAATCCACCAACATATCCAATTAAAGGATCACCCATAACTAACTCCTATTTAACTAAAATTAATAACTGAACAAATCACTTGTGCCAGTAAATTCTACTGTCTGTGACTCCAAATCATCTACTGAAACATTAACACCCCAGCCACTGAAAATAGCTTTACCCTGTAAGTAGTTAGTGTCATTGTAGTAGAGTTTCAAAGTAGCAGTTGAACCTATATCCGAAGGTACTACTTTATTTGTGTCATCTACACGTAGCTCAATAGAACCTGACCAGTTTTTCAAACCTGAAATCTGCTCTGTCCAGCCTGTGGTGCAAAAATCTGTGGTATCATGAAGATTGACACCTACATCTAATGACCACCCATTAGCGTGGAAATCACAATCTGAAACACCCGGAAGTATCTCACCAAAATACACCGCACCGTTATAACCTATAATTTCAGCCATAAATATCTCCTATTTATAATGGATTCTATATTCATTTATTTTATGCCAACAATCATCTTCTTTCATTGGCCCTACCTCACCTGCTAAAATACAACCTATTGAATCAGATGAAGCTGTAAAGGGTAACTCTACCCTATTAAACGTATCATTAACATATCCTTCAAGTAACGCCATATTATTCAAGTCTCTATTTTTGTCCCAAATATCCATCTGAATAAATGTTTTATTCAAATTAGTACAAAAATCATTAATAGGCGTATGTGACACTATACTAAAAGTAATATAAGGCATTTTAGCCTCTGGTGGAGCCTCATTAAAGAATACACCAAACCGAATCTCAGAAGTACCCGGTTGCTGTACTGATAATACTAAATCAGAGTTAGTTCTGGCTTGATCTATTATTGCTTTTACTAACTTAAGCGACATCATCTACTCCAAAACTCTTGTATAATGATACCATAGAGGAATTCATATTATTAAAAATCTTGTTAGCTATCATCTGAAAAGCGGGTCTTTCACGTTGTATAGCGGGTCTCCAGTGAGGCCTTGGGGCTAAATATGTACCTCTACGTCTACGGCCATATTCTAAATCTCTTGCATATTTATTATTTGTGTAAGTCATAGCAGAATACCCTATCTGCATATTACCTTTTAATCCTCTACTTCTTATAGACTTAGCTAATTTACCAGTTTCCTTGAAAGGTGCTTGCCCAGGTTTTGACCTAAAATTAGGTGGGACAGCCCTAAATCTTGTTATATCTTTCTTAATAGAATTTTTAAGATGCCTAGCCATGTCTCTCATTGCTTTAGGCACGGCTTTTGACATACCATGTATAACAGCATCAGTATAAGAAATTAAAGTAGCATGTGGGTATTTACGTATTTTCATTATATATTCGGTTTAATGGCTTCTAAATCAACAGCGTAATGATGAGCTAATCCACACTCTTCCCTTACATAAATAACATCATAACACTGATTTTTAATGATTACTCTATTTTCTTCATTTATATCGAAGTCAAAAGCATTTAAGTACATTGTACCTGTTACAGTTGTCTGTTCTTTACCATATACAGTTTCTTCACCACCTGATTTACGTGTAACCCTCGAAAGAGGCTGCCAAGCACAAGAAATATCAGTATACTTATCAGTCCATCTTTCATAATAACTACCATAAGCATCGGAAGTTCTCGCAACTTCCTGAATGGTGCATGTCGAATTGAGTAAATGTTTAAGCATTTAAGCTATCAATAACCTCTTAAAAGGATTCAACTTTGCTTTCACTAAACCTATATTCAAATTCTGGAATATGTGAGCTGGGTTTCCTAATATACCTGCTGAATAACTATATTCACCTAATTCTTCTTTAGTTAGAGAGGAATCATGCTGAAGCATTTCATATAAGAATTTAACTAATTCACACGTAGCCGCTTTAATAGCTTCAGGAACGGTAACCCATCCACCTACATATGATACATATATATTTCTTATACCTTTTGTATACCCTGAACCATCATACAATGAAGCTTGTTCTTTGTTACGTATCCTTATTTCTGGCTCAGGGGTGCTAGGTACATAAAGGTCACACTGGTAGTAAGAAGCTTCTTTACCACTTTCTTTAACAAGAGAGTCTGGTCTATACATAGTGAAGTCTGTATCCAACTCGTAAGACCAATTAGAATCTGATATATCACTAAACATGTCTGACATGACACTATAATCAGAATAAACTAAAGTCTCTTCAATCCATTCACCATTAGTAAGCTGTCTAAGTTCTAACGCATTATCGGTTGTGCTTACAAAAGCTTGTGGTGATATCTCGTGGTATATGGTAACAGCTGTTTCTTCACCTATAGAAACTGATAATAGCTTCTGTACCGGATATCTATCTAAATATATTATACAATTACCATCACCATTGTGCATCTCATTTGTGTAGGTTGTTGTTAATACATCCGTTTGTAGTTCGTCTTTAATCATCTGAGAGGCTTGTGTGATTAAAGTCTGAATAAACTCATCGTTATCAAACTTAACATCACCTAAGTAATCCTTCGCATCCGATAAAGCTATTAAATCACCTGTAGCCATAAGTCAATCCTAAAATATGTTTATTAATTTATGCACTAGTTCTGTTATAATAATACTGAGGCAACCTAAAATAATAGCCGTATGCAAAGTTTTACGTTTGCCCATTGTTTCAAGTATTCTATCAATATTTTTCTTATTAGAATTTACTTGACCTTTTAAACCAACTTCAGCCCCTGCCCCATTTAATGTATCGTTTATGGCCTTAACATTAGATTCAACTCTTTTAAGTATAGCTATAGCAACATCAACTTCACTCATTACATACACTTTCAATTAAATTAAGCATTTGAGTAGCTAAAATGTTAGAATCAAAATTAGTTTTAGCTACTTCTGTATTATGTTTATTACAATATTCTTTATTTTTTTTCAAATCAAGATATGCTTCCTCAATTGCATCAGCATACTTGTGTACATCTTCTACATCTGCTGTATATTTTGTGTAGGGATTACCACTACCGGCTACCAACTGTGTACCACAAGCTAAAGGCTCTCTAACGGTTCTTGTCGCTATTTTATGTGGTGTTATCACAATATCAGCCGCATTAAAAACATTTAACAAATAATCAGGAGGAACTAAACCTGCTAACTCTCCCGTATGCCCTTCACACTTTAAGGCATCCATTAAACAATTCCAACCACTCTCTAATCTACATCCATATACGTGCAACTTAGCTTCTGGATATCGTTTAGCAAACTCCCTAAAACCATGAAAAATATAATAAGGGTCTTTATCTAACCGCCATATGTCAGCACATACTATATTAATCTCACCTTTTTCACCGCTGAAATCAAAATCCGTATCAATTGGCTTCCAAAAACTTAAATCAACAGGGGCATTAAAAACCTCTATTGGTGTTTCCTTAAAAAGTAATTCTAAATAATCCTTGTAAGGTTCCCACAAAGTTATAACCCTTTTTAAGTTTTCATTTTGATCTAAATGCCTATACAATGAATAAATAGGAATTTGATCTGTTTGTTCCAACAAGAATGAACTATAGGGTCTTCCATGAGCTATATGAATGTAAGGTGTATTGTACCCTTCACCACTGAGTTTACTATCTAAACCAGAATGGGAAATGATGAAGTCTACCTCATCTTTTACAAAGTTATAATCAACAGAACAAACACCAGCTTCCTCATGCCCTATCTCAACTCTTGTGTTACTCTTTATTTGGTTTTCACCTGCTAATTCAGGGTTGTTTTTCAAAGAATCTTTAATCTTATCTAAATATTCTTGTTTAGATGGCCGAGGGTCATAAACAAAAGGTCTATGACCCTCTACCGTCTCGGCCATCATTAAATCATAAGCTGTACCATACATTCCACAACTACCACGACCTGTAAAAGGTACAACATGGGCTATCTTTAATGATTTATTCAAGTTTAACTCCTTTCAACAAATTTAACTCAAACTCTTCATTAAAGAATACACTAAAAATATCTAATTATTTGAAATATTTTCAAATGTTTCCTTCATATTCTCAATGGTCTCTTTAGCCTCTTTTATAGCTTTTTCTGCCCTTATCGAACCAGCTTTAACAGTTCCAAAACCCAATATACCTAAGATACCAAATATGTATTCTGAAACCTCAAAATTGAACTGGAATTTAAGAAAACCGAGTACCACTGCAATTATGAGTACAATGTTAGTTTTCTTTCCCTGAAAAAACTTGTTTATTTTTGTGATTAGTTCTGCCATAAATTATTCTCCCATAAAAATATCATCGCTTGATAGGGATGCCTGTGCGTTCTCTATCGCCGCCCCGCCAACCGACGCCGATCCATTTTTTGTTGCCATAGTTCTAATCTCCTATCGTTTTTTTATGTCGCGAAAGCTGTGTTCCAGCTCCCGTTGAAATCCTCGTAAACAAGATAAAGCCCCTGCCTCGCGGTTAATGTTATATTCGATGTTGCTCCGTTTATTTTTTTGCCGTTGCGATCGACGATCTGCCCGCCTGAACCGTCGCAATCATACACCGCGACAAAGTCGCCATCGGCAGGCGTCGCAGGTAAATATACGGTCGTGACCGTCGACCCTAACGGATAGCCTTTGCCCCTTTCCATCTCCTCCATATCAACTGTAGCTTCGGTTCCGTTGCCGCCAGCGTATAATGCTGATATTTCTGACGTCGATAGCTCTTTGTCGAAGATCCCGATAACATCTATATGGCCGCAATATTCGCCGCTGTTGATACCACCTCGATCGTTCCACGTCCCGAAATAGAAGTCCTGCGTGTTCGAGTAATTCGCCATCGTGATTGATGACATGTCACCGTCGTAGGTGCCGTCAAGCGTAACATAGGATCCGTCGATCGCTATCCTGATCCCGTTAGTTTCGTCAAACGTGGCGACGATATGCGTCCAGCTTGTCGCGCCGTTCGGAAATACTGCCGCGTCTATGACTGCCGCCGTATAATTCGCGTTGTCTCCATAATTAACGTAAACCTTGCCGTCTGTGCCATACCCCACTGTGACACTGTTCAGCCCCCCTGCTGTCGCTTGCGTGCCGCAGAAGAACTGCGTCGCGGACGGCTTTCCGTCATACGGCTTGACCCACATCGCTATCGAAAAACTGTCCTGAAACGTATCCTCGAAATCAAGATTGGTGTTGATGTTCCAATTGACGTAGGGACTCATGAAAAAGCCTTTGTCAACAACGCCCGTGCGGGTTAT